CCGGCTACAGCAATATCATTTGCTGAGTGAGTGATTGTTACGTCACCCGCATTGAAGTTTATAGCCCCGCCAGAACCGAACAGGATGTCATCCCCTACGTAAATATCCTTGGCTACACCCAAACCACCGTCTGTGTGTATAGAACCTGTAGTAGCTGAAGTAGAGTCAGTGGTGTCATCAACTGAAAGAACGCCGGAAAACGTGCCTGTAGTACCTGCAATAGTAGTGGCTGTGAAAGCCCCACTGCCAAAAGTACCTGTAGTGACTAAATTCTCATCACCAAACGTAATCGAACCAGAAGCGTCTGTAATGGACCCTGCCGCAAGAACCAAAGTTCCGGGTTTAAATGTAGTACCCGTAACAGTGTCTGACCAAGTATTAAGCCATCGAACACCAGTAGAACCAAGATTGTCTGTAGAGTCTGTGTCAGAAAGAACATCCGCGCCAAAGGTCGCGCCCAAATCCTTAAGGATTACACCCTCTATGGTTACACCACCATCAGCAGTAGTTTCGTCAATCGTATCAACAGTTATCTTCTGCCCAGCAGTTATTACAACATCGGTAGCACCAGAAGAGTTACCCAGTGCAAGAACTTCGGCCCATGTATCTACTGTATCTTGTGCTGCATCTACATACGCGGTGGTTGCCAGTTTAGTTGAGTTATTGTTTGCTGATTGAGTTATACCTACTGCCCCTGTAGGTAGTGATATAGAAGCAAATGCGTCAATTACGGCAGCACCAGCACCAGCACCGTCTGTATAAATAATCGCAGTAGTTCCGGTTAGTATAGTTACATTCGCCCCGCTTCCTTGGCTAATGGTTATACTCTGACTACCTGTGGTGGCGTTCTCAACAAGCCATACTTTAGATATGGTATTAGGGGCGAAAGTGAGTGTGCGTGTAGCAGTTAAAGAACCAACAGAGGTAATTTTTACGTAGATACTACGTAGTTCATCTGTAGCGCCATCGGCTATGGTGAACGTTTCATTAGCATCTGCTGCAACTTGAAACGTGCCGTAACTAAACCCTTCCGCGATAAGTGACAGGTTAGTATTAGTGGAAGTGCCCCAAGTACCGTCCTCGTCACCGACAACGATTTCTTTAAGCCTTAAATCATTAGTAAAAACAGCCATTTTATGAGGTCCTTACAATTGCATTCGCTGCGTCTGCCGCTGGAAACTGCACGACAAAATTAGCTGAACTAGTTGTTTTATCTTCCCCAAAATCGAGTACCGCCACAGAGGGGTTAGTAGCCCCATCCGCGTTATAAATTAACGCGCCTCTCGCAGTAATAGAGGACGATGTCCACGTAGCATCTGAAAAATCTAAGTACGCTACGGTGCCTGATGATGTTGGATTAGTTGCTATTGTTAGTGTCGCACCCCCAGCAGTATACCCAGTGCCGCTTACCTCATTTGTTGTTGAGTAAGCTGTAGTGGCAGCACCTAGCGTAGCAGACGATGTATACAACGCTATCTTAAATGTCTGGGACGTATCACTACTAAAGTCCATCTCACCGTCAAGCAGCGCGACTTTAAAAGAGGTAGCCATTCCTGCTGTTATAGCCATTACTTAGCCGCCACCCTATTTTCACCAGAACGGTACATATCCTGACGTAGTTTACCCGCTCCGAGGTTGCGCAATAACATGATTGATTGTGTAAAATGGGTGGTGTAGTTCGCAATTGTATCGGGTTCTAGTTTAAGGAATCGTGCAGCTTCAACTAATGTTCCGTTTAACAAAGCAGAATCAAATTCATTACCCAACCATGTAGTACTTGCGGTAACAATAGATTCTGGATAAAACCCGTATTGAAGTTCAGTACTTAACGCTGCGTCGGGAGTTGGCCCCAGTATCAATTTAGTATCACTCAATATTGCATAATGCTTTGGTGTGCCTTTAGTAGCGTTAACTGGGTATGCCTCGTGTATAAAGTTAGCGTCCTTCTCAAGCAAATATATGTACTCACTCGACGCATTTATAACAGCAAACGAATACATATAAAGAAAATCAGTCGGGAGCGTTATAGTGTCCGTGCCATCTACGGTTGATATAGAAGTGCTTTCTTTCCGCAGCGCAGGTATCTGCACAGTGTTGTAAATAGTCTGTTCGGCTAACCCGGTGAACATATCTAACTGCGCAGTAGTGAACTCGTTCTCAACTATGTCTTGAACGTTCGCCTTAAGCTGTGTGTATGTCATTGTCATGTTGTACTCACCGCCACCGTACCTAAATATAAACGTAGCGCCACCGCTGTCACAGGAACTATTATGGCTCTACTTGAAGCATACCCAACAAAGTCCGGGCGAGGGTTGCGTATTGCTATCGCATCAACTACTGGATAGCGCCCTAATTGCTGCTGCGGGTGGTCTTCATTCCAACAAGTAGGGCAAGCAAGTATGTTAGTGCCCCTTTCATTACGGAAAATTTCCTTTAAACGCTTTAATTTATATCGGAAACCACAAATATCGCACTCCGCAATCGCTCGTTTATTAGAAGCAAATCTAGTAGTTGACATAGTTAGCCCCGTATCCTTGGCACTAGCCTAAACGTAGCTTTCTCCCTATCCTCTTCAGCCGCTAATTGAAACTGCTCCATATAATCCTGTTTCAACTCCATCCGCCGTTCCATAGTAACTTCAGAGATTTTCATGGCTATGTAATACGCCAACCCAGCGATTAGGGCAGGTAAAAATCTGAAATTAACGTCCGGGGTGTTATCCCCCGTCCCTGAGTCTTCTATACGGCGCATACGCCAGTATACCAACGTGTATGTGGATGAAGCATCCGGTACAGGCCAAACAGTCACAGTTGGCGTAGCTATCGCTCTATCTATGTAAACCTGTATAGGGCGGCTCTCAGTGTTCTTATTGGGGATTGAAGAGTAGGTGGACATGCTAATGCGTGTCATATTCAGATCAGACTGCGTGCTGCCACTCCCAGTACGTATAACGTGTTCTAGAAGGTCAACGGTGTCGGCAGGTAAATTGTAAGTAGCGGTGCCATCAACCATAGCAATAGTGCCCTCGTCGATAGTCCACATATTGATGCCACGGTTCTGCCACTCAATAGTAAGCAAATCCATAGACCGGCGAGCAGTTCTCAGATCATACCCAGAACGCATTTCACGCCCCGCACGCTCCCACGCTTCCTCTGCGATTTCAGTAAAGTCGGGGCCAAATGCAGTTGTTCCTGATGTTGCCATTATCCACCCTTATCTGTGCGAGTCCCACTCGGCAAAAGCAAGTCCTGTGGGTACTTTTGTATATACAATTAGAACGGTTGCATCACCAGCACCGCCTGTAATCATGTCGATCCTCGCATCTTTCCATCCCTGTACCTTCCCCCCAAAAGCCGCTGCAATATTGGGCGGAGCGTCTACTTGTGAGGCCAAAAACAAGGTCACACTATCTACCCCGTCTGTAAATCTGATTTCTGTAGAAGACCCTGCTTGTTTCTCACCGCCTATGATTATGTCAGTTACTATCAAGCTCCCATCACCATTAGGGCTTACAACCGTTGTAGTTCCTGCTGTGGTACGAGTTGCTGACTTAAAAGTACTATGTGCTCTTATTATATCAATTACACACAGCGAATCTCTGACTTCCCCCTCTATCTCCCCGCCCTTAAGGGGGTTAATAGTGTCCAAGGTCTCCTTTGTACCGGGCGTGGTCAGGATGACGTGATTTGCCACTTAGCCGTTACCACCCGGTTGAATCATCATAAAAGTAACTCGAACTTTGCACTCACCCGTTCCAGAGGATACAAATCTAGTCTCGAATGTGTCGTTTAGGTTAAGAATTAATGAACCCTGCTTGTCGTATTTTTGCTCTTTTCCATCGGCCTCGATGTACCAACTGTCGATGGGGGTAAAAGTCCCCGCCATTGTGGGGTCAATTCCTGTACAGGTTACGGGGGCTGTTTTACCTGAACCTACGTTCATGTTTACTGGGGTGGATGCTGTACCTCCAGAAGCGACAGTCCGGCCGAAACCACACTCTATATAATCCGTAACCGCCGGTACTGAGGCAGAAAGACCCACGGCCTGAACCCGCATAAACGATATAACACATATATGCGTTGAGGAATCGTTTTGCATATGCATGATCGTCTGGGTTTTTGCTGTAATCCCAGTATCTATCGACAATACCTGATAAGTGTTTTCGTGGTGTCTTGATACGTGATGCTGAAGTTCGTGTGATTCAGACTGAGTTGTTATCTGCCCATCATTAGATAAAAGAGCGATTTTGCCAGATGTAGGGTCTTGTATTTGCATTAGACTAACGCCTCAAAGTACATTCGTATTCCGCATTCAAACTCACCACCACCAGCCACCTTGTATTCAACAGTAAGCGAGTTCC